AGTTTGAGGCCATCCGTACTGTAGGTGGAAGGATACTCTTTGCTGACCCATCTGACCTTAGAGAGTATGCTCAGACTGTGCTCAATGGGGCTAATATCTGGTTCGAGAAAGTTGCTGGCTTTAACTATTGGGAGGCTCAAACTCCGGACCCGAAGACCGGCAAGACCCCGCTGGAATCAAAAGGCAAATGCCCTTATACCTCACTGTCACAGATGGCTTATGAAGAGGGCTTTATCATGCCTTTCCGGGAAGTAGAGAAGGCTTCTAAGTACGTCGGTTATTGCCAGATACTACCTGCTGATTGGCAGCGCTCCTTCCCGGAGAATCTGAGGACGCTGAATTATGTCTATAACAATATCGTGGAAGTCCTCAATACCCGGGGCTTATTGCCACATCTTCAAGTAACTAGGTATTGAACTATTTTTAAATATGATATAATTAAGTCAGCCTGTTCCGCACAGGCTTCTCGCTTCCTTTCGTTTTGAGCTCGGTGGCTTGGTCACCACCATTCCCACCGAGCTCTTCCTTTTATTATTAGGCTAACGAACTGCGCCATTTACGATTAAAACTGCCCCCTATTGACAACCACGGGAAATAGTGTATACTAAGGTTATGCGGAAGGAAGCCAAACCCTCTAAAGTTTCTTTTACACGGCCAGAATTGCTCTCTTTTACTAAGAAAATCCTAGATGCGTTTGCCCATGATTGTTGTCCAAGCTGCCAAGTTCTTTTAAGCTGGCGTGACTGTTACAGTGAGGACGATATTAAACGCAAGATAGAGGAAATCGTTAAGGGGGTGAAGCATGACTGTGGACGAAGCCATTAGAGACTTGCAGGATAGAATAGATGGCGAGTTTTGTATTAAGGATGTTGACAACTGCGACGATATGAAGCTGGGCATTGAAGCCCTGAAGTTGGTCAAGGTAGCGAGAGACAGTCCTTATTGTCCAATTCATCTCGACCTGCCAGGAGAAACAAAGGAGGATGACCATGAGTGAGCCGAATGGTGCGGAAATTATTGACGAGCCGATAGAGAGGCAGTTAGTCAAGGTTAGGTATATCGACGAGAGTACAGGCGAGGTAAGCGGCCGTGAATACACCTACTTTTCCGAAGAGCCCTTAAATGTAGGTGACTTTGTTACCGTACCTGTAAAAGATACCATCGGCAAGGCAAAGGTGAGTGCGGTTGATGTGCCGGAGTCCGAGATAGCCGCGTTTAAGGATAAGGTTAAGACGATACCAGCTGGCTCAATCATACATCTACCTGGTTCAGTCGTAATCCTACCGATTGATGCGCAGATAATTCAAAGGCCACCGGAGCCTGAGCCATACGAAAAAACAGATGCCTTATTAGTAGTCGAGCAAGCGGCCGATGATATGAGTGTCCAGGTATTTATGGTGGAAGAGATTACCACTCCGGAGGTCCACCAGGATGCCGAAAAATGGCTGTCTGTAATCCGTATACAACTCCAAGACTTAGAAAAAGCTCGGGTATCCGATGTTAAGAAACCTAACGAATATGTTAAGTGGATTAACAGTAAGTACAAGGAAAAGGGTGACCTACTACGGAGAATGGAACAGCATTGTCTTAAAGTTATCGGTGTATTCCGGCAAAGAGAACGCGAACACCAGGAACATGAACAACAGAAAGCGGACCGAATTGCCGAGCGCCAGTTTGACCGCCAGGTGGACAAGGGGGAAACGCCGGCGGTCCCGGTGCCGGTGGCCCGCAAGGTGGAAGGCTTGGCTCCAACTGCCGATACTGGCGAGGCGAAGAATATATGGATGACGGAGTGGGACTTTGAGATCGTGAAGCCCGACCTGGTGCCCAGGGAGTTTTGCGAGCCGGACGAGAAGCGTATACGGCAGTATGCAAAACTGATGATGGCGAAGGCAGTCATGGCCGGAGTCCGATTCTTTGAAAAGGATAAAGTTCAGGTACGAAGGAGTAAGGCGGAGGAGCAAGGCGGAGGAGCCGAAATGAGAATACCACACATAAAATGCGATTGTGGCAGAGTTATACGGCAACGAAGTAAAACCCACGTAATTTGTGCATGCGGTCGGTCATGGAGACTTTGTAAAGCTATCAAGGATATTAAAGTTGGTTTTGTAAAATCAGAGGAGGTAAATCATGGTTAAGGAAGGTAAAATCTTTATCGAGATTGTCTGTGCCAACTGTGGAGCCGTGATAAAAAACGGTTGGAGCTGGCACCCCAAGGAAGATGAAAAGACGACTTGGCCTTGCGGGTGTCCTGTCTGTAAGCAGCCGATAACGGTCGAGTTTGTGATTAACTAGAACTTTGCTGGTGTCCCGATGACAGCCGAAAGGCCACGCTAAATCAATATCGGCGGTGCGGGTGAAATCGAAGCCGAGCCAGCATAAAGGGATGCAAACCCAATTCATTGAAGATTTGAAAAAGGAAATTAGATTATTACGTTGGGAACTGAAACAACTAACAGAGGCAAAGAAACTATGGTAAATATCAGGTACCATGAAATCCCGGGATATGATGTAAGTTTTCCCTCGGTTACATCGTTAATAGAACTCTATGCTCAATATGGACTAATCAATGTTTTTATCCCGAAGTCTGATAACAGGGCGTCTATCGGCACTACAGCCCACGCCATTATCGCCAGGATTAACAAGGGAGGGCATGTAGACGATAAAGAGTGGGATACCCTGGACAAGAGGACTCAAAGCGCTGTCATCGCTTTCCTACGCTGGCAGAAGGACACTGGATTTAAGCCAAGAATATGCGAGGAACTACTTTATTCACTGAAGTACGGCCTGGCTGGTCATGCAGATGCGATAGGGACGATTAAACATTCCGTGGGAGTTTTCGATTGGAAGCTCGGAGATATTAAATGTGAACGCGTTAAGTATCAATTGAGCGCCTATGGATTTTTGTACTTGGAGCAATTTCCTAATCGTACACTCAATCGAGGGTTTAGAGGCGTTCATCTTGATACAGAAACTGCGACTTACAGTGAAATGATTATGGATTTTGATGAAGCATCATACTACTTCAGAAAATTCTTAGCCTTCAAAAAAGAGGTAGGCATAATATGACAATTAAACTCGGCACGATGGTTAGGGGTACCGATATAGGTTTGAAAGATAAATACCATTACTGGGTTCGGCATTCCTGTATAGGTTGTGGTAAAGAACGATGGGTTATGTTACGGAACAGGAAACCCCAAAATTCGAAATGCTGTTCGTGTGCGAATAAAAAGGAAATGCCGAGAGGTTCTGCATCTAAAAGTTGGAATGGGGGACATCACATTACAAGAGGATACGTGAGAATCTATATTCCCTCAGATGATTTCTTTTTCCCCATGGCTGGTCATAGATGTTATATCCTTGAGCACCGTCTCGTTATGGCGAAGAAGCTAGGCAGATGTTTGCAGAAATGGGAGCACGTGCATCACAAGGGAATACGTTATGCCGACATCAGAAACAAGAGTGATAATCTAGATGACAATTTGGAACTTACCACAGTAGGAAGCCACAGTAGGGAGCACAGCAAAGGCTATCGGGACGGCTATGCTAAAGGCCTTATTGATGGCAGGAATCAACAGATAGAGGAACTGAAAAAGGAAATCCGATTGCTCCGGTTACAAGTAAATCGTGAGGTAGGGATACTATGAAGCTCGCCGAAATCTACGCACAAATTCCAGCCTCCACTTGCCCACCTAATTGTGGTGAGTACTGCGGTATTCTATGGCCTAGCATGGCTGAGATAAGAAATATTCAAGCGTGGTGCGATGGAAAACATATTGAGTTCAAAGATTTCAATATGTTCGTAGGCTTGGAGTGCCCATATCTTGATAATGAGAAACGATGCACTATCTATCCAGTTAGACCTTTCCTCTGTCGCATCGCTGGCGTGAGTTCCGACTTACCGTGTCCGCTAGGTAAAAATGTTCCCAAGAGAATATTAAATCATGCTCAAAGTGATTATCTATACACGCAGATTTACTTACGCGGTAAAGAGAAACCGCGTACTGAAAAACATAGGAAATTATTGAGGGAAATTCTAAAGGAGGCGAGTAATGTCAAACGAGATAGAACGGGGACCTAGAGACGAGCCTAAAATCACTATTGAGATACGTCCTGGACGGTGGGGAAAGATATTTCATCTGTTCGATGGATACGGAGGAGAGGTACGATTCCCACAAAAGGACGCTGTCAAGATGGCCAAGCAGATACTCAAGGAACAAAATAAATAGGAGGTTAAAATCACATGGCAATAGCAAAACAACCACCGAAGGCAACAGCCAAAGCAGTAGCAAAGGCGAATGACCAGGCAATGCAGGATAAGGCTAGACAGAAGCAGATGGTACCGCTCCCAGCGGAGTTCAAGGCACTCGAGATAGTACGGCAGCGCGTCCGGGAGATACGAGAGTTTATCGCTCGAGGTCTTTTGGAGAAGGGCGTTGACTACGGCAGGATACCGGGCGTAAACAAGGATATGCTCTTCAAACCAGGCTGCGAAATGCTCTTATTGAATTATTGTATCGTGGTGGACCCGCCGGAAATAGACGATAAGAGCGACTTTGAAAAGGGCATCTTCCGCTACAGGATTATGCTCCGTGGCTATGACAAGGAAACTCGTACCTATGTAGGCATGGGAGTAGCCTCATGCAGTTCATTCGAGACTAAATACCGCTATCGCTGGTTATCATCATATCAATTACCCGATAGCATGAGGATTTTGGGTTTTAATGCGGGAACAGGCAAGTTTGACCCTGAGATACTCAAAAAGGTTTGGGTAGCTGATAAAGGCGATGCTGCCTTTCGTTTTAAGAAAGTTGGAGAAAGTTCTTACCCTCAATGGCGGATTGAGAATCAAGATACCTGGGATTTAGAGAATACCATACTGAAACAAGGTGTTACTCGAGCGCTGCGGGCTCTCACCCTCAATGTTACCGGCGCTGACCGTCTCTTTATCAACGAGAAGGATTTGGAAGCGCTCGGAATGTCGGACCTAGACGATACCGATTTTGTTGAAGGCGAATATAAAGAAGTGGACTCGGAAACAGGAGAAATTACCACATCGGAGAAACCCACTCAGGCAGCAGCTCCGACTCCAGCGCCAGCTCCTAAAACAGCAACTCCAGCGCCAACTCGGGCAGATACAGGAGGTGAGCCGACTCCGGCACCACGTCCGTTATCTTCTCCGACTACACAAAAACCACAGGAACACCCATGTCCGAAACACCCCGGGCAAGAGTTTAAGAACTATCCGACAAAGGCTGGCGGTACCGTATGGGCACATAAGACAGGCATGGGCTCGGACGGAAAGCCTACATGGTGTTTTGAGGATGAGGTTTTGAAAGAACAAAAAGCACAGGCACAAACACCGGCTCTGGCACCTGATGATATGGACGCGGTTGATGTTAAGAACAATGAGGAGTTTTTGTCTGTACTCAAAGAGTTAGAGGAGAAGTTGGGCTGGCATGGTGAGCAGCTCAAACACTTTCTCGAAACTAATTACCCTACGTCCGGCACCGATGTACGTGATTTGCCGGTAGCTGTCCGTAGGCCACTGCTCAAAGACCTTCATGCGCTTTGGAAGTCCGGCCTAGTAACCAAATAAAGGGGTGATACAATGGGATTACCTTATGCTGAGGACGTACGGCATTATTGGCAAACGAGCGCATCCTCACCTGATGTTTGGATAGATAGAGCTAAAAAAATAATCGGGGATTTGGATGGTGCTATATTGGCCGAGGGATTTGGTGAGGTGAGTGGACACGGTGCCTATATGCTGGCCTTCCGGATAAAGGATAGTAAATTCAAGGTGGTATGGCCTGTTTTGCCGTCTATTAGTGGTAAAACCCAAGCTGCAAAACGACAAGCTGCGACAATGCTATTTCACGATATTAAAGCTAAAGCCATGACAGCAAGTGTCTTGGGTGCTGATGCTGCCTTTTTCTCTTACATGATGCTCCCCGACGGCCGAACGGCTAGTGAACTAGCAACGCCAGAGTTGTCAAATGCTTTCCCATTACTTTTGAAGGAATAAGATGCCAAGACCGAGGTTAGAACATGAAAACGTTTTGCGAATCCGGCCTCAGGAGCTAAAGAAGCTAACCATATTCCAGCTAGGTATGCTGGTAAAGTTAGCTTCTATGGCTGCGGGATCGCCCAGGTCCGGGTATGTCTGTGGGAGCTCCGGCGCTCCGCTCACGCTTGAGCAAGTAGCCGAGGAACTGAAAACTACCTACAGCTTGGTGAGTAAAAACGTGGAACTGCTACAAAATGCCGGCTTCATCGTTTTATCGGATAGCGGTATCTCAATAATCAACTGGTCCCGGTGGCTGGATACGCGGACGGCCTACCAAAGAGAGCTAATGCGGAGACGAAGGAGGCAAACACAATGAGCGATTATCAATGCCCTAAATGCAAGTCCGGCAACATCAGTAAAGAGGACACACGTATCCGTTGTTTCTCTTGTGGATTTTTTGAGAATTTAGAGGACTACCCGATAGCCAGACCAGCCCCAGTGATTTATGCTCTGCCGGAGCAACTACAGAGTCTTGAGGATAGAGTGCAAAATGTTGAGGAGTTAGTAGCAACCCCAGGTAGCGTGCCATATCAGTTCCGCCATCAGTTGCAACAAATCAAGGGGGAATTAGCATATCTTAGAACCAATGCCAAACCTATTAAGCCGCCAAAGAAACAAAAGGCTGGATTCAAAGAAATCGAGGTTTGATTGTCAAAACCTCAAATCACCGAACTCGCAGACGGCTACGAGTATAACTGGACTGACGAGAAGCTCATCATTAAGGCTTCCCGGGTCCGTGTTCATACGTCTGACGGTAGAGTAACAGGTGAACTTCTTATTACAGGGCAGAATAATAAAGCTATCTACCCACAAACTTCATTCAATTTTACCTCAGACCGCACCCGTGGTAGTTTAATTAAGACGCTCACAGAGAGAGGTGGACAGTGGAAGTGGGATGATATTATCAACCAACTTTGCCTTAGTGTAGTAGAGAGAGCGCGGCAGGGTGAGCCAGTTCAGGAGTTATGGACATGTGATGAAATTGAGGCTCCAGAGTTTCTTTTGGAACCTCTTATTTATAAGGGCTTGCCAACTGTGATATTCGGCGAGAAAGCAGTTTGCAAGTCTACAATCTCACTTTTAGTTTATTCCTGCCTAATCTTGCCTTGGACTGACAATCCTTTATCGTGGAAAGCACCAGTTCACCCTGTTAAAGTTTTACTCGCTGATTGGGAGGTCAATGCGGATGTGGCAAAGTATAATCTAAAACGAATACAACAAGGTATGGGTTTACCACACTTTCCTCTGATTTACCGGCGCTGTAAATTGCCTCTGGTAGACGACATCGAGCAGATAAAGAAGCATCTCGACGACACTGGTGCTGAGGTCCTTATTATTGACTCTCTAGGTTTTGCGGCTGCTGGCGACCTGAACAATGCAGACCAAGCGTTGAGATTTGCCAATGCCCTGCGGCAACTAAATTGCGCTGCCTTTATCATCGCTCAAACGAGTAAGGATAGGAAGTCCAAGGGCAAATCAGTATATGGGAGCACCTTCTTTGAGTATTTTAGCCGTAATATCTTCGAGCTACGAAAGACTAGAGAGGATAACGAGGACTCATTTGACATCGCTATCTTCAATACGTACTGTAATCTTGGAAGGCGGGCGAAACCTATGGGTTACCATATCCAGTTTGACGACATCAAAAAAACTGTGCATATAGAGCAAGCCGAGATTACGGCGGCAGACTTGGTTGAACGCCTTGGTACATGGTCGAGGATATACGATAAATTGAAAACTCAAACATGGAAGGCAAAGGAACTGAGCGATGAGTTAGGCATATCTCTTGACCTTGCATCCCGGACGTTAAAACGGTACCAACAAAAAGGCCAAGTGGCTAAGTTGCCGGATGGCTCCTGGGGATTGGTCGCCAGGCATGAGGAGGTGTCTAGTTAAGTGTCTACTAGACAGGGGTGTCTACTAAATGATTAAATGCTACGTTCAAAGCAATCGTGTACTAGACATGTCTACTAGACAGGTGTCTACCTACTAGACAACTAGGGAAAAACTATAGTTTTCCCTTGTCTAGTAAGTGTCTACTGGTGTAGTATAAAATAAAAGGAGGTTTAACAATGGCACAGCAACCAATCGTAGTCATTAACTCAGTGGAGAACCTCAAGATGGGAACATCGGTCGAAGAGGGGCAGATAAAGGTTAGGATAGCCTTTGACTGCAAGATGAAATCGGAGGAGATTGCTCAGGTAGCCGACATTACCAAGGCCGGGGCGGTTTCTATCTCGGTCACCACCCGGCAATTAACCTTCGGTGGGGAGGCTAAATAATGGCAAACGAACCAAAATTCCCGCTACATTTCAAATGCCCGAGCTGTAAGAGTGATAAAGGCACCTTGCAGTTGTGTTCTCAAAAGGAAGTGGCCGAAGGCCTCTTGCCTCAGGACGTGCCGGTGGCCACAGCGCATCATAACATACTCCTGGCTGATGAAGGGAAAATTCAATCTGGAGTTCTCGCTGGTAAAAAGGCCCGGATGCTCTTTTATTTCGCTGACATTTGCTCCAAATGCGGCAACCAGTATATTTACCTGGTGGAGATGAAGGACATTATAATGCCGGCTGGCGCTCTGCACGGTCAGGCCCCGCGTATAGTATTGCCAGGCATGGGCCCGCTTCCGCCGGACATTGGAAAGAGACACTCGAGAGGCGATGGCGGAAGTATTTAAGCTCACCGAGAAGGACTTTCTGCGGCAGATTAAGGACCTTGCCAAGATTTGCCATTGGCGGGTGTATCATCCTTTCTTGAGTAAATGGAGTGAGCGGGGATACCCTGATATAACCCTAGTACGTCCCCCACGCCTCATCTTTGCAGAGTTAAAGGCTGAAAAGGGTGTGCTGAGTGAAAGCCAATGTGAATGGGCGGAGTTGTTACAGGCCTGCCCTGGTGTTGAGTATTACTGCTGGAAGCCGTCTGATTTTGATGCTATAGTGGAGATATTGAAGCGATGCTAGACAAGAGACTACTTAAGAAGTTTACCATTGAAGATTGTAACCAGGTTAGAAGAGAACTTGGGGAATCCTTGCGGCTGACAAAGGAACGGTTAAGACGGTTAAAAAGGAAAGAGAAGGAGAATCCCTCCTGGGCGGCCTATGATAAATATGCTGACGCTTTTGTAGGGATAGATATTCGGATTGAAGAACAGCAGGCCGTCAGGGAAGAAATCGAACAGGATATTATATTAGTAGATGGGCGAGCCTGCGAAATAATTGCAGAATCAAAGCGAGCGGTAGAAAAAGAAAGAAAAGATGGCGAAATTCAGTTGGAGTTGAAGATTTGAGTAAGCCAATAGTTGAAAGCAGGGGGATTAAGATATGAATAACGAATTGCCGCCGCATGACATCGAGGCTGAACAAGCAGTTCTCGGCTCCATCTTAATTGATAATGTGGATATGGGGAGAATTTCCGCATTTCTGAGGCCGGAAGATTTCTTTAATCCCGAGAACCAGTTAATCTATGAGGCCTGTATCGCCATTAACCTGCATGCTGTGGGGATAGACCAGATAACCCTGGCACGAGAACTCTCCGGAAGGGGGAGGTTGGAGGAAGTTGGTGGGACTGCTTACCTAAGTCATTTGATTTCAATGGTTCCTACTTCACTTCACATTGTATATTATGCGCAGATAGTTTCTAAGTTGGCTATGTCCCGACGCCTTATTAGCGCTGGCAATCAAATCATGGCGCTCGGTTATGACCCCGACATTGAAGTTGATGCGGCCCTAGAAAGGGCAGGGGATATTCTGGGCAAAGTTAGACAGTTATACAATTCCAGGTACGAAACACAAGGCGGCGGGGTGGAGATGTGATGACACCTTACTTCCAGGATAAGAGGATAAAAATCTAATGGCATTAGAACAGTTGGAACTAGAAACAGGACTTAATAAGGTGGAAGTTGCTATCACACTACTCCAAGCATGGGAACCGCCAGAAGGTTATTATTTAGCCTTTAGTGGGGGTAAGGATAGTGTAGCGATTTATGCTCTTGCCCAAAAAGCGGGAGTAAAGTTTGATGCTCATTATTGTGTTTCTCCGATAGACCCGCCACAGATTTACCAGTTTATCAAAGAGAATTATCCCGATGTTCAATGGGATTTTCATGCTAGGGGATTTTGGAAGTTGGTTGTCGAAAAGGGATTGCCAATGCGAAACGTAAGATGGTGTTGTGAAATTATCAAGGAGGCAGGCGGGAATGGGCGAACAATAATAATGGGGAATCGCAGAGCAGAAGGTGGCAAACGAAGGAAACAATGTTATGTGGAAACTCCTGAACAGCGTGCCAAGAGTCCATATCGCCAATCGACTAAAACCTTTTTACGCCCCATCATCAATTTCGACAACTTTGACATCTGGCAATATATCCGAGAAAACAACCTGCCCTATTGTTCGCTTTACGATGAAGGATTCAAACGACTTGGTTGTGTGTTATGCCCCTTTTCTCGGCAAATAGAACGAGAGGAACTTTACTTTCCAAAGATAGTAGCTAACTGGAAGCGGGCTTGTGAACGTATTGTAATGAGACATAAAGCCAATGGAAATATGACTAGGAAGGGTAAACCATTGAAACATTGCTTTGAAACAGGCGAGGAATTATATCAATGGTGGACAAGCCGAAAATAGCAGTCAAACGCTGTAGTCAAGGGGTTGTGGGGTTGAAGCGATGCTAGACAAGAGATTACTTAAGAAATTTACCATTGAAGATTGTAACCAAGTTAGAAGAGAACTTGATGAGTCTTTGAAATTGACCAAAAAGCGGCTAAGGCGATTGGAAAGGAAACAGTCTGAGAATCCTGCCTGGGCAGCCTATGACAAATATGCCGATGCCTTTGTAGGTATAGACATTCGGATTGAAGAGCAACTAGCCGTCAGGGAAGAGATTGAGCAGGATATTATATTAGTAGACGAGCGAGCCGTGGAACTTACCGAACGAGTGAAGCAACTTGCGGAAAAAGAAAGACGGGAAGGCGAAGTCCAGTTAGAGCTAGGACTTTAACGCCTCTATTTTACAAAGGGTTGACGCTGAAGTATATTTAAGAAAGGGATTCTTTACTCATGGTTATAGCGGTAGCGCTCATGGGTAAACTCAAGGGTAATTGGAAACTAACCGATAGGCAGTACGTTTTCTGCCGTCGTCTCTTAAATCTCTACCGTCTACATACCGGCCAGAAGCTTGACAAACGTTTACGTGGCTGGCTCTTCTTCAATCAAAAAAGCTGGCTGCCGGCTGCTGATTATTTGGCTTTTCTGCCGTTGTTTGATATTTGTGCCGATTGCGCCGAGACGCAGGGTATAGACTGTGGGACTCCGTGCCAGGATTTGAAAGTCTGTCTCGATATTTACAATATCATATCTGACCACTCGGATTATTCGCCAAGAAAAATAGGTGACTCGGACTCTAGTTATTTTTCCGAACCACCTATTTTACACGGCCAAGCTGCGGAGCTGCTACGATTTATTGACTCGTTTGAGCTTTGATGGTGGCGGTTCGTCAATTACCTCAACGGGTTCTTGGACTCCCCCTACTCCGGGTGGTGCCCCTGGTATCCACCCAAGCTCTCCACACCGTGTCATGGCTACCTGGTCGAAGTCCAGCGCCAGCTCCAGGGCTGCGCTCACCCACTTTTTAAGGTTCGTCCCGTCCTCGACGCAGGCATACTTGACCTTTTTATAAAGGTCGTCATCTATTTCGATGTTAAGTTGTTTCATATTAAGTTCTTCTCCTTCTCCGGTGCGAGAACACAGAAACCATTAGGAACTATTATCACTTCGAGCTCGTCACCTTTTTTGATGTCGTGCTCTCTGCACCAGTTTTTGTCCAGCGCCACCATTAGACGCTCTCCTACTTTTGCGACGTTACGCTTGACTATTTCCATTGTGCCCCCTCGCTTTCTCGATAAGGTAATAATTAGCTGCTATGTGTATCTCTTTGATGGTGGCATGGTTCCCCAGGACGGCCACCGTCTCGCCAGTTGCGGTATCGGTAATGTAAAGGTTGTGGTCGTCCTCGTGGGTGTCCAGGCCTGCTTCTCGCTGCTCCTTGGTGAGTATGTGCTTTTCCATTTTCATTCTCCCTTGCTCATTGCCTTTAAAATAGCCTGTCCTGTGCTATCAGAGCATGCAAACTCCAAACCTTGAATAAATCTATTAGCCCATTCTTGAGCATAACCATCAGAACACTTTTGCTCTTCGGTGTCAGTCCATCTTGTTTTCATGTACGTTATAAATCTTGATTTCATTATGTCGTCCATTTGGTAGACAGTTGCGACTTCCTCATAAGTTTTCATCTTCTTATCTCCTTTCGTTTTATAGTCTCCTGCTCCAATCATCGCGCCGGAAAGGATTGCAAACCAGGTTAAAAATGAAACGGTGGTATGTCTCCGCTCCGATGCGCTGTAATATGCCCCGGTGCTGCTCGATGTTTTGAGCTACGGCCTGAACGGTCTTACTCGGCTGCGTCTCGTAGTAGTGGCGCTGGCCGTCCTGGTCTGCCTGCTCTCCGCAGTCATGGCCAATCCTGGGCGTTAGCTCTTCCGCCACGGCTCTTCCCCTCTCTTCACGTCTTTATTTATCTGCCGCCACTCTTTGACACGTTGTCGCAGCGCACTAATAGCGGAAGCTATCACGTAGAGCAAAGCAGCAAAGAATAAGACAGTGAAGATAACCAATATAACTTTCATTGTGTCTCACCTCCTTTCTGGCTGCACTCATGGCAACGACGGTACTTCTTGAGCTGGTACTTGCTTGTAGGTTTTCCGCATACCGGGCAGGTGTGGGTTTTCTTATCCTGTCGCATTGTCTCGTTCTCCTTTTAATTCCCATGGTAGCCGACTAACTTATTACTGGTTCTCATACGCTTGGCCTGACTCATTCAAGTACGTCTGGTGACAATCGAGCTTGTAGTACAGCTCTTGCAGGTCCTCCTGTTCTTTCTCAGTCAATGGCCGGCGTTTCTTTTCGGCTTCCAGTTTCTGGATAGATTCTCTCAGCGATGATTTGTAAGACTGCATTCTCGCTCTCCTTTCGTTTATTTGCCCGTACTCCGCAATACGAGCATACCTAATTATAAAACTATTTTCCTAAGTATGTCAACTCTAGCCACGAGTGAAGCAGGAAAAAAAGAGAGAGAACAGAGGGGGGTCAGGTCCGGGGCTGTGCAGCTAGCTGTTAGCTTCGGAACTGTTGCCGGTGGCTGCCAACGGCCTTAAACCGACGCTCTGTGGTGAGCAAGGGAGGCCGTTAAACCGTTTATGAGGGGTAAACGTACCTGGCCACCTGGGATTAAACAGTTGGCGCTGGGAATGGGTATAATAGAGATATGGCGAAAGGTAAACCAGGGCAGCCGACTAAGTTCACGCCGGATAGAGTCGCAGTCATAATAGAAGAACTCAAAAAACATAACTACGCTTCCACGGCCTGCGATCAGGCCGGCGTTTCCGAAACAACATTCTATAACTGGCTGAATAAAGCAGAAGGCTATTTAACTAAGTTAATAACAGGAGATACTATAGGGGAAGAGGGGGAAAGATATATTGAGTTCTTTGATTCCATAAAACGTACACGTGCAGAGAGCGAAAGTGGACTTCTGGGACTAATAGCGGACGCTGGCTCTAAACCGACACTGATTGAGAAGCGGACAATCGAGCACACGCTCAAGGACGGCAGTAACAAGACCGAGACAATAGAACGATGGAAGCCCGCGGACTGGACGGCTAACGCTTGGATACTTGAGCGTACCAAGTGGGAGAAGTTCGGCCAGCACAGTAGCTTGGATATACAGCAGGCCGGCGTCGTATTCATCGAGAGACTACAACGAGCCAGGACAGCTCGTGTGGTAGATGGTGAGTTCAGAGAGATAGAAGACATCGCCAAAGAGCCAACAGTGATAGAAGAGCCAGGCCAGGCGCTTATACCAGCGCCAGCGAAGCGCAGCGAAGCTACAGAGAGACTCAGCACAGCACCCAGGCGCCGGCCAATCTTCGAGCTTATAGCCAAGACAAAAGAGAGACGGCAGCTTGCCACTTCGCAGATTGGTATTTCTGCGAACCCAGCAGACCAGGTAGAACCAGTAGAAGGGGAAGTCATTGAAGAGACGGCAGGCGTGGCAGAGCGCAGCGAGAAATTCGTGGGTGGAGAACGTTAGTATTGATGAAGGCCTAGGTACATTGTGGGTGGGGAGGAGAGATTGGCTCCACCCTCGCCGAAACCTTAAAACAAAAAGAAGTCAACAAGTAGGCAGGTAGGAAACTAGGTAGACATGAAGAAGGAGGACAAGGTGAGCAGGTTAAAGGAGCGGAAGCGGGCAAGGGAGAAGCGGCAGCGGTGGCGGAAGAGGGAGAGAAAGCGGCTCCAAAATTTGATTGCCAGCGCGGAACCGGTGGTGAACCCAGCGTGTCTGGGCATCGGCGCGGGAGTGGAGTCCTTACCCCCGCCGGAAATTCTGGAACGATTTAACATGGACGTAACGTTGTATGGCCAGGCCGCGATTGTGCCGCCGGACTTTGCGCGTGCCGGGGAGTGGATGCCGGCGTGGTGGGTAGGACTGCCAAAAATTTTGCGTGCGGTCACCTGGCCGGCCGTCTGGGTTCACAGGCGGTACTTGAAGTGGAAGTACCCGCCAACGTATATTAAGTCGGAGGGAGATTGATAATATGAATATCAATGAACGGCGTGCACAATTCGTTTATGATGCTGCAAGACTCGCAGCAGAAGCAGCACAAGCTCCAATTATTCCTGTGCTCTGGAATGAACGAGAGCAAGATTTCAAAGACCAGTTTATCAAGGTAATTGAACGGCAATGTGGAGAGCAACGTTCATCTTCTCCCGAAGAGTTGCATGGTAGTTGGATGCAATCGTACTTGGCAATGGGGTGGGTTTACGGCGAAATATATGACCGAGAAAAACGTATCCATCCTGACCTCGTGCCATATTGCCAGTTGGACAAATTAGAACGAGACAAGGATGCCGTGTTTGCGGCATTATGTGAGATTGCGAGGCAATTTATAACAGAGGGAGGTTGATATGACAGGGAAACTATGTCACGGTAAGCGACACACACCAATAACGAGTGAGGCGCAACGAGGCTTGATGGGTGCTGAGTTGGCTCGGCGCAGGAAAGGGAAGAAGGGACGTATGCCCGGCATTACCCAGGCGGAGCTCGAGTCGCATCTGCACGAGGCAGGCGGTAAGAAACTACCAGCCAGGTCGAGAAAATCTAGCAGGAAGAGAGGCAAGAAACGATGAAACGAACCAAGGACAAAATCAGAGGGGCACAATGTCCGGATTGCGGGAAGATGATGGAGAAGGTTGAACGCCCAATGTTTCTCGGCAAAACCGAGATTCTTTGGAGGTGCACCAACAAAAAGTGCAGCGAAAAGTAGGAGGTCTTTAATGCCAAACAAGAAAAAAGTACGTTGTCACGGTTGCGGCGAGGTCTTTGACACAGAGGCAGAATCAATAATGACGCCCTGTCCGAAGTGTGGCATGAACCTCAAGGTAAACAAGCGGTGGGAGCCGGAAGGTGCGCAGTATGTGACGCCTGCAGACATGGATTTGAATAAATACTGATGACTAAACGTAAGAACGTAGAAGTCAAAAAGAAAGCGCGACGCGTGATTGACCTGGGCCGGCTTCCGGCAAGTAAGGTAACCGTTGATGATGTTATTGAGGCGAATGATATAAACGAACTCCTGGCGGAAGTACAGTCAAAGCGAGCTAGTATTGACGGTCTACTTGTCGCCTGGCGAAATACTAATGGCACGATAAGTTACCGTTTCGTGAAAGCCACCGACACCACAGTTGTGGCTATATGCGAAATCGTTAAACAGCATTGCATACAACAAAGTTGGCTTAGAGAGGACTAATCGATGGCCGAAATCAACAAATTGAGGAACTGAAAAAGGAAATCCGTTTACTACGGTGGCAGGTGAATCATTCCTATACTGACATCAGATAACCGTATGGCCGTTCGCAAGATGATATGGGATGCCTTGCAATGGCAACCTAAAGCGGGACAATTGCCTATTATGGTGGCTGATAATCGCTTTATCGCCATAGCCGGCGGTGAAGGTAGCGGTAAGTCTGAATGTTGCGCCATGCGAGCCATGGAATACCTGGACATTAGCAAACTGATTTGGTTGTGTGGCGACGAGTTTCTGGATAGCCGCAAAGAGTTTGAGTATATGGCGGAGTGGGGTAAGACTCTCGGCATAGTTGCTCCGCGTGATATTTCCTTTCCGTCAGAAGGCCAATGCCATTTCAAGGCAATAACCGGGTGCCATGTCTACACGGTAGCGACTAAAGATGTAACTAAAATAGGCCGTGAGTCTCCGGACTTGATTATTATGTGCGAGGCAGCCAGACAGTCACTCGCATCATACCAAAGACTCCGTGGCCGTATCACTCGTGAGCAAGGCGACTTATTATTGTCCGGTACTTACGAGGGTAGTCTCGGTTGGTGGCCGGAACTGGTGGAGAAGTGGAGCGGCTACAATGTTGAGGATGGAAAGAGTTTTGTCATGCCAACCTGGTCCAACACGGCAAAGTACAAACTTGGCAATTATCAGATTGTGCTCACCGATGGAACGGTTGTTAAAAACGTGGGCAAAGAACTCCACGACCTATGGTATAACAGCAATACGCCGCCTGATATTTGCATGGAGCGCTACGCTGGTCGTCGAGTAAAGCCGGCAGGTATGGTGATACCTGAGTTTAATATTGAGTATCATGTAGGCGAATATCCGTACAATGATAAATTCCCGGTGGACATAGCCGTGGATCCGGGTTATGGTGTACCTGGGGCTCATGCTGTCCTTGCTATTCAGATGATGGAGGGTGGACAGCTACAAGTCGTGGATGAAATGTATTTGCAGCACATCACTACTGAGGAAATAATTGAAAAGATGCAGCGCGAGAAACAATGGGGCAAGGCCTTTTCCGATGGCGCCATTGATATAGCCGGCAAGGGACACGCTGCGATGCCGGCGCCGATTGAAGTGTGGAAGAAACTAACCGGTGTGTTGCTTAAGTGTAAAAAGGTTACCGATGTTGAGGGTGGGATTGAATTACTCCGTGGCCTGATGCTCCCGGACCGGCGTACCGGTTTCTGCAAGATTGTGTTCAACTATTCATGCTATGGAATTATATCGGAGCTCGGTGGTGGGCCGAGTCCTGTTATCGGTGGCGGACCCTGGCAAAGAAACCTACAGACAAATAAACCGCTTGAGTCTAATTGCCATTCTACCAAGGCGTTGCTCTACTACTGCGTAAGCCGGTTAGGGTATACAATTAAGAAGAGAGAGAGTCAATATGGTAAGCTATTAGTACCACGTGGTAGGCAAGGTAGATTAGTACCGTTATCTGAATGGGAGGGTAAACACCATGCCAAAGCAATACAGCGATAGCCAGTTTTCGGCCACGAGTATAGGTGATGCGCCGGAAGCTGAAATAATCGCTCGTGACGTTGAAACAACCGAAAACGAAAGCATAGCCAAAGGCTTACAAGAACGTAAGTTCGACGAAGGCACTATCAAGAAACTAATTGAGAATTTCGATAGTGTCCACAAAGGCCTACACGAGCGTCAGGACGAGGATATGAAACTCTACGAGCTCGAGGATTTTGAACTCGATATTTTCAGCGACAGTATGACCTTCAATGAACCGCGCCACATGGGAGACATGGTAATTCAACTTTGCAATGGTTCTATCCTCATGCTCACCGTTGAAACCGAGGAACAGGACCAGGACCAGAACGCCGTTATTGAGCAATTCCACCTGTCCTTTTTGAAGTCTGCGGACGAGTGGCTTGGCCAAATGCTCATGTCGCAATTGAAACAGGCGCTTTCATTCTATGGCGCCGTCCGGGGTTGGATGGTGCTTCGTGTAACCATTTACCGAGACGCAAATGGTAAATTGGTGCCGGGCCTTATGGCATTAGACCCGCGAGAAATGAAATGGGGTGTTGGTATGGGTGGTTTTATATGGGTAGCACAGGAGACGTGGAGAACTGCGGAAGATATATTACTTGACTACGGTAAGAGGGCGGACGGCGAGGTTGGTAAGATTACTGATTTTTGGAGCGAGAAAGCGAATGTAATCCTGTTAGATGACAAAGAAATTGAGAGATACCCACACAATATCGGCTATCCGCCATTTATTATCTTTCCATGCTCTAATCAGCCGAAGGTGATGGGCAGCGATATGAGTTCTGCAAAGAAACATTTAAGAGGATGGGGCGAGTCAGTCTATGCAGCTAACAGAAAATTGTACCCGGTGCTCAATAAGATTTTGAGTATATGGTTATCACTCGTAGTTAAGGCACATAAGCCCGGTGGTTTTGTTGTAACGGACGACGATACTATCAACGTCGAAGAGTTACCCTATGGTAGTGGCACTGCCATGAAACTGCCTATCGGTTCGTCCTGGGTGCCGGTGCAACCGGCTGATATAGCGCGGAGTACTCCGGAGTTATTCGGCCAGATTGCAGCGGCCGTACAGCGTGGTGGCATATCCTGGGTGACGTATGGCCAACTCTGGAAAGGCCAAGAACTCTCGGGTAATGCGCTCGAGGAACTCAAACAAGGATTGGGCAAGATTATCACTCCGATACTGGACACACTCGGTAGAGTATTTCAAAGAGCTGCTCGCATGGTAGAAGAGCAATTTATGTCTTACGACGAAGCATGGGAAGCGGTAGGCTATGATACCAAAGGTAAACACTTTTTTAAGACTATAGAGCCGGACGATATTTCATCTAACCATGAGATACGCTTTGAATTTCTGTCAATAACTCCACAGGAAGAGGCTGCCAATATAGCCAAGGCGCAGATGATGAAGTCGGCGGGGCTGGCGGACGACGAGTTTATTGATAAGGAAATTATGAAATTCCAAGACCCGGCAGGCATTGAGGACCGCAAGTTAATCATGCAAGGCAAAGAACTGAGTCCGAAGATTATGCTGCTCGAGATAATTAAGGCGTATCGGAAACGTGGCAACGATATGTACGCCGATATACTATCAACCGAATTGGAGAAGGCTTTAATGATGGAGCAAATGCAACAGCAGCAGCAGGCCATGTTGCCGGCAGGTCAACCAGGAACTCCGCAAAGAGCTCTCCCGCCAGGTGAAGCACCAACGCCGGCGCCAGCATTACCAGAAGGTTTTAGTGGACCGAGGGCACCAGCAGCAACGCAACAACCGAGGACACTGATAGCTGGACCGCCGGCACCAACTAGGAGGTAAGTCCGATGAATTTTAGAACAAATGATTGGTTAAAAAAGTTAAGTACTGCCTCTCCGTCTACTCCCGGGATGCCTCAACCTGTGTCAAATCCGATGCAGCAAACCACAGGCCGAGTAGGTGGTATTCAAACAACGGCGCAACAGACGCAACCGTTGAGTGCTCAACTTAGTGGCTGGCTTGGTCAGTCCCCAGGACAACAGAATTTGCAACCACTTGAGTCACTGATGAGTTGGCTATCTCCATATCTTACTCAGGCACTTTCCCAGCAACTTACTGGTGTTTTTGGCAATCGAAAGCCAGGTACTCAATCCTGGACTCAGGCATTGCCACAGAATATCACAAATAAATCGCTGAAACGGAGAACGAGAACATCGAGGAGGTTCTAAATGAACTTATACATTGACCCCAAAAAGGCCTGGGCAACTAATCCTGTGGCTGCTAAAGCTTATGGCATACCGAAACCAGCTTCCTATACTCCTGCACCTCAATATGTAACTCCCGCTGGTTTGGCTACTTATACTGCTGCCAAGGCCGCAGGAAAAACCTATGTGGCGGGGCAGGGATATGTGACTCCAACTCCTGCACCTACGCCTACTTACTATGATTTAGCCGCCCAACTCGCCAAAATCGCAGGGTATGTATCACCTACTTATGTTACACCACAACCCACTGAGGCGGATTACCTGCAACGAAAGGCGGAAGCTGAAAGGGTCACATCATATTTGAGGGCTGCACCTACCCAGGCCTATGTGCAGGGACAAGGATATGTTCCTTATCAACCTGGTTTAACTCCCTCATATCAGGAACAATTAGACCGGGTTGCCGCCTTGAAGAATCAATATTCCTGGTTGGGGACAGGAGCACCAGTTATGGCGGGAACTGCGCCAATTGGTCAAATGCCAACGCAACAACCAACCGCATGGGATACCTTAAAGAACTGGTTTTCTCCACAGCAACCAGCACAGGTTGGAACTTGGCAATCTGCCAAAGATGTTTTCGGACAATCACAGCAAGGACAATCTTTGTTAGGTTCAATACAGGATTGGATGGGTAGTCATAAAGCGGGACTTGCGGGTGGTGTGGCACCTGTGGCACAGGCACAAGGTTCAGAAAATGTTACTGCTCCTGGTGGTGCAGTACAGGGGCAAGGTACAGTGGCAGGCGAACAAAAAGGTTTCACTCCCGAGGAATGGGCAAGTATGGGACGTCCATTAGGAGGAGCGTATGCAGGATATGGTGGGGTTCCAACTTCGGGGCTAAAAATGGCGGAAACGGCAGTTATACCCGGACAAAAATATTGGTGGGAAGGCGGTGCAATGATGGGAGCACCAACACCAGAACAACTTAACACCCCTGAATACATACAAGGCTATTTCAAGACCTTATTTGACCCTGCAACGCATCCCGAACTTTATGATGGGGGAAAGTTAAACACAGAAGGCACGAAAGCATCTGAAGACTTCTGGGATGCGTTCACGAGTGATGCCAAGGATGGCTTTTACACTCCTGAGCAAATAAGTAAAGACCCAGAGACACATGAGGCCTTAGTAAGTGAAATGCTTATGCGGGACAAGTACGACCAACAATGGACAGAAACCCTTAAAGATGCAAGTCTTGGCAAGGTGATAACGCAGGTGGCCTCTCAAGACCCGACGAAATTACCGCCGACTATTTCACAGGAACGACTTGACGCGATGGTGCGCGGTCCTGATTTTGCAACTCTTTACGATACCGGTTATCGGTCACAGAAATATCAAGATGAGGTAACGGCTGGAATACAACAAGCGCAATCTAACGGAGCGCAGATAACTTATGACCCTGCATCCCTTAACTCATTAACGTATGCCAATATCGAAGGATTGAAGTCGCAGTTGGCCCAGATGAGTCCTGCCGAGTGGCAAAACATAATTGACGGCGGTGGCGAAATCACACTCAAGACGGAATTTTGGAAGTTTAACGAAAGAGGGGAGGCGGTAAATAAAGGTTCTTGGGATATTAACTACCCGCCGCAATCTGCAATGCAACAGAGTGAAAAAGACCGATATATCGACCAGCAACGATTTTATAACGAGTGGTATTGGAGTGACGAGGCCACGGCACAACGGCAAAAGGAACGTGAGGAAAGTTACGATTTCCAACAGGAGAAAGACCTAGAAGGTTGGAAGGAATACTACGCCACACTTGACGGAATGAAACTCTATTCTGATGCTAACGACTATTGGAGTCAAGCCGGTAAATTTGCCGAACTGCGGCGCAAGTGGGAAACTTCCGGTGGCGGTCAATCCTGGGAGGACTGGCTGAAATCGTACGACTTTGAGGGAGAATGGTATGCGAAACCCCCTGCGGAACGAGGAGAAAAGAAGTACATCTACAGTCCACGAATGATTAGACTCAACTATTGATGAGATAAACATGGACATTTGGGATGAGATAATCAGTTGGTTGCGAAGAACACCGCCATTAAGTGAAAAGGCGAAAACCGCTATTGCTGAAAATCCAAACGAGTTTCAACGTCTTTATCAGCAAATTAAGGTCTATACACCTGAACCTGGTTGGGGTGTGAAAGCACCTACTTATAAACCACGTCAAGTTGAGATGCGTCCTGCAACGGGACAAGAAAGACCTGTGGAGTTACCACCGTATCAACCCGACATTACAGGCAAACTTCCGAGTGATGTGTATGGATGGTTGGCGAAAGTGCCAAGTTACGCGCATCCTTATGAGACAGGTGTGGCGGCACCAGTTAGGAAGGGCATATTAGAGTGGTGGCCTGCCCCAGAACCGACAACCATTGACACCGAAAAACTCCGAACCAATTATCCCAAATTGTATAAAGACCTAACTGATGAGCAGATTATATCGTCGTTTAGCGGTGGACTTTATGGTCTACCATCTGCTACAAAACAAGAGAAGATTAGGCAGATGGTGGCTACCGAAATCCCATCTTTGCCATTGTGGGTTATGCCTATAGGTGGTGAAGCAAAGACTGGCAAGGTGGCTTTAGAGCAAGTAACCAAGGGTGCTGAAAAGCAATTAGCCAAAACTACTGCAAAATACCCCGAAGTATTTGATAGACCGGTTGAGGAAGTGTTGAGTAGGATTGATGATTTAACTTATGAGCAGTTGAGGCATTTTCGAGCTCGGCTTGGAGCGATACTGTCAAAGGGTATCAGAGGTGTTGAAACCAAGGGGTCGGAGAGGTATCAACAAATATCAAACCTGTGGGACGAATTTAACACGGCATTAAAGGCCAAGGAATACGGATTGGAAAAAGCAGGAGCAGCCGAGGAAGCTGGCAGATTATTACGAGGAGGTTTACAGGATCGGGCGAAAGCTGTTTGGAACGACCTTAGTTGGCGTAATTATATAATGCGCGGAGATTTCCCGGAGGCGGTGCCGGTAGACACATTTAAGAAGTGGAATGGTGGTCGTGCCCCTTCGAGCACATCAATCATTCAAAAGGGTCCGAATAAAGGCAAGGTACCAACCGACATAGCTGCTGATGATATGCTTTCTGAGCTAGGTTACCGTGGAACGGCTACCAAAAACGCTATTGACCAACTAAAAGATGATTTCGATGTGCTTCACAAGTTGTATATTCAACAGGGTGGTGAGGTTTTTAAGACGGTAGTAACCAGAGGACCGAGAACTGCAAAAATGCCAAAGTCACGGAGAGGCATAGAGGTTACAGAGATTATTCCTGAAGCCCCTGTAATGCCACCAGTTGAGGCACAGAGAGGTGTAACGGCTGAAAAGGTATCAGAAGGTGTTGGTGGCATGAAACCGCCGCCAAAACCACCGCCTACAACTGTTGCACCGACTCCACCTGTACCGCCTACCGGAAATGCAGTACAAAAAGTGCAGGGGATATTACCTACTATCAAGAAATTGACCTCGGAATATGCGGAGAAATTGCATAAGGTACGTTCTCAGAGACTTGGTGCCGCTAAAGGTGCCGGAGAAGTTGCTGGCGGTGGAGAAAAAGGACTGTATGCTGAATTAGGGCAATTGAAGGGCAAGGTAGAAAAACCAACTTTTACTCCCACCTATGACAAATATACTCAGGGTGAAAGAGATGAATTATTCAACCTCATTGATAAATTCGAGTTTAAGGACGGTCTTGGCGAGGTTCTACCGCATCAAGGTTATACCAGAATAGAAGTCAAAAGGGCTTTCAGGGATATTCTCGATGGAGTAAAACCAACTCCGCAGAACTTCAAATATCTTGAGCAGGTATTCGGTAAAGAGGCCATGAAACCATTGCTGAAATTTATGAGCCCGAAGTGGGGCGAGTATGTCACTGAACTATTCTACAATTCCATCCTGTCTAATCCTAAGACGCATATAGTCAATTTTGTCTCTAATACACTAACTGCGGTGATGTCCCCATTTGAAAAAGGTGTAAGTGCCTTGGTGGAAGTCCCCTTAGCTCTTATACAGAGAAGACCAAGGCAGAGGTTTTTCGGTGAGGTAGCACAGGAGATTTTTGGTGTTCTGCGTGGTATACCTGAAGGAGTGCGAGCCGCCTTTAAGACATTAAAAAGCGGGCAAACCGTTGAGCAGTTAAGTAAATGGGAACAACGTACCGAGGCATTCAAAGGAAAAGCCGCCATAGTAATTAAATTGCCCACCCGTTTTCTCGAAGCTGCCGATGCTTTCGGCAGGGGAATAAACAGAATGATGGCTTTGAGAGCACAGGCCTATCGAGTGGCTTCTAAGGAAGGATTGAAGGGTGAGAAATTTCTGGCACGTTTGAACGAATTGATGATGAATCCTACAGAGGAGATGTTGGAAGAAGCTAGTAGGATTGCCGAGTATAGACTTTTCCGGCAAGAACCTGGTGCAGTGGTTAGTAAATTGATGAAGTTACGAGATGCTGAGGTATGGGGTATTCAACCATTACGATTTATCATACCTTTTTTGAGAACTCCTGCCAACCTAGTTAAATTTGGATTAGAACGTTCACCACTCGCTGTTTTCAATGTTCCAATGTGGAAAAATGTTGCTCAAAAGAGTCCCGAAGCTGCCGAACAAATTGCCCGGTGGGTAATGGGTTCGTCCATAGCCGCTACGATAGGGATTTATGCGGCAGATGGTAAGATTACTGGGGCTGCACCTAAAAATACATTGGAGCGTGATGCTTTTTATAGAGCCGGCAAGCAACCATACTCTGTTAAAATTGGTGATGTTTGGATAGCCTATCAAAGACTAGAACCCTTCAATCAGGTTTTAGCACAAGTCGCTGCGATAGTGGGAGCTATCAATGATAAGAAGTCAAAAGATGATATTTTCAATCAAGCGCAACAAGTCGTCTCTACTATCGGTAATAACCTTATTAGTCAAACCTATATGAGTGGCATTGCTAATTTGATAGGAGCTTTTGAAGACCCTGTAGGGGAAGGCGAATATTTACTTCAGCAATTGAGTACAGGATTTATTCCTTATAGTGGTTTGATGCGTGGTTTATCACAGGCGGTAGAACCAACCTACCGCAAACCAAGTAATATACCAGAGACTATAATGACGGCAATACCAGGCATGGCAGGGAAAGTAAAACCGAGGACAAACATCTTTGGAGAGGTTTCAAAAAGGACAACACCCTGGTACAGTCCTTTCAATATTTCACCTGAAAGACAAACTGACCTAGATAAAGAGTTGGAAAGATTAGGGATTACTATTGGTTATCCAAGTAGCATCATTGGAACAACAAAATTGGATGAACAACAAATTTACGAATACAGGAATTTCGTGGGCCAGGCATTGATGCGGGAATTATCCACTGCTATCGAAAGTTCTACATATAAAAGACTAGGTAGTGATGTTGCGAAGTCTGATTATATAGACAGAGTTATCAGAGATACAAGGGCAGATGCTAGAGAAGAATTTGCGGAAATGGTAGGAATATCCATGCAAACAGAGAGGCAACAAAGAACTCCAACAGCAACTCCATCTATGGTGCCGGAGAGAGAGAAGGTGCCGACCCCGAGTAATATTTACACTCCGGGATATTTGCCGCGGAGAACACAAACTACTCCGTCGGCTCCGGGAACCACACCGAAAAGAAAATTACCGACGTTAGGAAGTAAATGACTAGCGTTGTTATGTGATATGCTATTTATTAGAAGGAGGGAAAAATGGTAACTGAAAATACTCTTGGGGAAGAACAGGAAACCCCGGGTGGCCAAAAGGGAGCCGACCAAGGAGAAGAGTTTGCCAAAGATACCGAAGAGCAACTTTTCGGTAAAGAGACAACTCAACCCGAAGGCGAGGCATCCAAAGGAAAACCGGAAGGTGGTAATGAACTTCCATTAGAGGTAATACAGGCACACCCCGCTTTTTCTAGTTTACAGGGTAAACATGACCGGCAAACGAATGTCCTGAATTATCAGAATGAGCAGATTGGACAACTTACACAGCAATTAAAGGTTTTTCGCGATAGACAAGCTGCCGACTTATTAGAGCAACTTGGAGATACGCCGGAAAATCGAAATGCGGTTAAGTTGATACAAGAGGCTGAGAATAAAGAGGCACAAGCGATGATGGTCATGCAACAGTTTGGACCGCTTCTGAAACAGGAAAAGTCCAAAGAGTTATTACTTCAAGAGGGTATCCCATCGGATTACCTCGAGGATTTAGTGGCCTCTGAGACTTTTGAGGAAGCGGTGCAAAAAGCTAGAATTATCAAGTCTGTTTTGGCTAGATTGCCGAAGCAGTCACCCGGCCAAAAGCCAAGTGGGACTACACCGAAACGTTCGCCGGCGATGGCACACGTGCCGGACAAGGCGCAAGGTTCAATAGTTCCGCAAAGTTTTGAACAGGCAGAAGAGGACTATGTTGCTGGTAAGATTACCTGGCCAAAGTATAAAGCTGCTGCGGATAAGGCCGGGGTGCAACTACAATAAAATAAAGAGGAGGTTTTAGTTCGATGCCATATACAGGTATCACAGGTTACACTACATCTGACCTTGAGAAGATGCAACGAACCGTGATAGGCCAAGCTAGATATACGCGCGAGCACAAAGGCTGTATGGTCGGCCTCTGCGAGCACTTTGACCTAGAAGAAGGGCAAAGTACACTGACCGTACCGAAGTTGAGCGCTTTTGATGATGCCCAGGATTTGCAAGACGGCGTTGATATGACGCAGGCACAGCAAATTGCAAACTCCTACACCGATATTACCACGGCGGAAATCGGCATAAAGGGCATTATCACGGATAAACTCATTCGGCAAATGAATGAGTCAGTGTGGCGTATGTTGGGCCGTTTGCTCGGTGACTCAATGAAGCGCAAGATTGAGAAAGATGGCCTCGACTTGCTCGATGGCTTTTCTAACTCACTTGGGGCTTACAATACTACTATCACAACCGGCTACTTAACAGCAGCTATCACGCAGTTGCTAGGTCAGAGTGAACCAGCTCCGGAACCATTCGCTTATGTCGGGCATCCTTATCAGGTTAAACTCCTGATGGACACTGTTGCCAAAGTGGGCACTTATCCTTTGCCGGAAGGCTTCTCGGCGCAGATGGTGAAGGATTATTGGGCAGGTACTCAAGACATGTTCGGCGTTCCCGTATTCAGAAATGGTTTAATCACCGTTCTGAGTGGTGGTGGTGCCAAAGGTGCAGTATTCTCCAAGAGTGCCCTAGGTTACGTTGTTTCAAAGGCAGCTTATACAGAGCGCCAGAGAGACGCGAGTTTGAGAGCCTGGGAACTGGTCCATGTCCAAGATAGCGATTGGGTAGAACTGGACGACGCCTACGGCAGGGAGATGTTTTTTGCTGCCGCAACTCCAACTTCGTAGTAACAAAATAAGGGGGTAGAGTAAGTTGGCCAAAATAGACGTAACTCCGGAACAGGAAAGGGAACTCAAAAGCAAAGGATTTGTGGCTAAGCCTGTTACTGATGTGGTAAGTAACCGCAGAAGTTATTGGGACCCGCGTAAAGACGAGGGAGACAACGTTATGGGCTGGACTCTTCCGTTACCTGGCGATACTGCCCGGATGAATTTCTATTTAAGAAAGGGTTTTAAGTTGGAGGACCCGGACGGCAACCTAGGTCCACCCCCCGGTTACTTTCGTAGGAACCTTACGCCAATGTTGGCACCTATGAAAGCAAAGGCACATGAAGTCGGTGTCGGAAGTGGTGAAATTGTGCAAAAGAGTGATGGGATAACCCCCATACTCCGATGCCCGATTTGCCAAAAAGACTTCCCAGATGCCGATACACTTGTCCATCACATGATTTACCATCGCTCGGCTAAGTCCAAGTCGAAGGGCAGAAAACCGAAGCGAGGAAAGAAAATAAAATCTAACATAGGAGGTTAAGATGAGTTTTCCTTTCGTAGCAACTTTAACACCCGAAGCTGCTCACACAGCATACACGAATAAACCTGGTGTGGGTTTAGGTACGCTCGGTATGACGCCTGATAATAGTATGTACCGCCTTTGCAAGGCGGGTGCAGCTATCACCAAGGCTGGTACAGGTGCTTATAATGCCAATAGGCATCTAGCTGGTTTAACTGGCGAAAGTGCCGAAGCTGCTCTTACAGCAGCAATCGCTATTGGAGATAAGACCTTCACATTTGCGGATACCACTAACCCCAGGGTCGTAGACTATTACAAGGATGGGTACATGACCACAATAGAAGACCCATTCCAGTTCCGCAAGATTGTCAGTAGCACCGCCGGTGATGGAACTTCAATTACTTGTGCTGTTGCTGACCCTTTTACCGCTGCTTGCATTGTCAGTACGGTAAACGTTTATCCTAGCCCTTGGGGAAATGTGAAATCTGCTTGGGGTGGTGCCGCTTCTGCTTATGTGGCGTTTGTTTGCATACCAGAGATTGCCGTTGCCAGTGGCAAATACTTTTGGGGCAAAGTGCGTGGCCCACTATGGGTTATGTGTAGCACTGGAAGTTGGCCGGGTGACGGAGCAAGCACCCTTGATGTAGTTTTCTACATTGATGGAGGCATTATGGTACGAACCAGTTACGCACAGCAACGTGCAGGGCACATGATAGTCTCTGGTAACTACGGCGATGTCTTGATAATGCTCCAGATTGAGTAATCGGGAATAAGTCGAAATAACCGAAGGAGGGTTCTATGTCTGAGAAAGAAAAGCCTCCTGCGGATGAGAAGAAAAAGAAGTGCCCGATTTGTGGAGAGAAGAGTACAGGTAAACGCTGCAAATGCGGTCACTACTTTAGACCATCCGACTAGGGGAATGATTAAGGGGGCGCGAAGCCCCCTTTTTCACAAACAGAGGTAAATATGAAACATGTTGGAGAAGTCACCAGATACATCGGGTTATCAACGGAAACCAAGCCGGCGGCACCGCCAGGGGCAGAATTTTATGAATCTGATACTGGCAAAACATATATTTGTATCGGCAATACGAATTGGGTGGAAAAAAAAAGCGACGATGAGGCCGTAGGAACCCCAGGTAAAAGTGCCTATGAGATAGCAGTTGATAATGGTTTTGAAGGCACAGAGGAGGAATGGCTTGCCTCATTAGTAGGTGTTGAAGGCACTCAAGGTGAACAAGGTTCGCCTGGTGAAATTGGTGCCACAGGAACACAAGGCACGCAGGGCATCCAGGGTGAAACTGGAAGCCAAGGCCTACAGGGAACCTCTGGTAGTAATGGACAAGACGGTGCACCAGGGCAACAGGGCAATCAAGGTGTAAAAGGGGATACTGGAGATACAGGACCAACTGGACAGACAGGTCAACAAGGTATTCAGGGCAATCCTGGGGTGAAGGGCGATAAGGGGGATACTGGTGTCCAGGGTCCTGCGG